AAAGGGGTTTATTGCCCTGCCACTTGCTGGAGGCATCTTTTACCTATTCGGGTATTTTTGGCAAGACATTTTAGTATTAGCACCAGCAGCCTCTTTTGTATCTTTGGCAATGATGATGCTTCTTGACCGCCCTCAAACAGTTCAAACTAGGAGATTTTAATGAGACTATTAATCGTAGGCACGGCAGATGATGTAGATGTAACTATGGGGCTTCGTATGCTTCTTGAGAAAAAAGAAGTAACGATGATTGTTATTCCAGTTGCTCCTCCTAATGAAACTCACGACCAAATCATTGTAGTTTCGGCAGAAAAGAACATTCCAGTTGTCCAGACAGGAACTGTTGAAGAACTTATAGCCTCTAAAGAAGAATTAGACCTTATTGCAATTGCATGGGATGACTCAGATGAAGCCTTTGAAACTGTCATAGAACTACAGGGGGGCAAAAACGAAGTTTGGGACATTACAGACGGTCTCAACATCATCGACATTGAAACTGAAGCCCTAGAAGAGCACCTCTCTCATGTCCTAGAAGAATACACAGATGCCCTAATTGCGGTTGTCTACAAGATGGTTATTGATAAGGTAAATGGCGACGGTAAGTTTAAATACCGTAAGCCAGAATGAGCCTTTCATCTCGGCTGCTCGAAGCAGATTTAAGCCACTTCCAGTTCCGTCTCTTTGTTACCCTGTGGTCTTTAGCGACCCCTGACGGCGTGGTAGAGCAGCCCATGGATACTCTAGGACGCTTGGCGAGGGCTAAATCCCGAAACACAGTCAGAGAGGCTGTGAGGGCTTTGGAGGCTAAGGGGCTACTTGAAACCTGTAGAAAAAAGCGGGGCAGAGGCTTTAATGCTGGCAACAAATACCAATTGCTATGCCCTCTACAGGAGCCATCGCTATGCCCTGCTACGGAGGCATCTACAGATAGAGCAGTTAGTAACTATGACTACCTAGTCAATAAGTCATTAGTACCTAATAGTCATATTAGTCAATCTAGTTATGAAAATATAAAAATAAAAAAAGTAAGTGAGGAATCGATGAATCGTAAATGGCAAGAGGAGCAACAAGCCGATGAGTCAATCGGGGGCATCGGCAAACTAGACTCCGAGGACACCCCGACTAAAGCCGTGCCACGCAACAAGCCAGCGACTAGAGGCAAGCGACCTCAAGAGCATTGGACTGTGTGGGATGTGGCTGCAGAGTTCTCTTATCTTGTCGGGCGACGCTATCCATGGTTGCCAGGAACGGTCAATGTAAATTCTTTATCAGGAGCCTTGCAGCAGATGCGAACTAAGAATCAGACGACGGCCCTGGTCGAGTTAGAGTTGTTAAAGATGTTTGTTGCAGACGATAACAACTTTAAGAACATCGGCAACGAGGCCCCGCATCTTTATAAAGTTTATCTGGCTATGTTTCGCACCCACATGAACAAGGCTCGGCAGAACCTAGGGCTAAACTTATTAGGAGACATGAGCCAAGAAGATACCCCACAGAGCGAGGCGGTGTTATACGCTTCTGACGGAACGGTATTCCACGACACCTTGATGGGTCGTAACGCTTTAGAGAGGTACGAGAAGAAACTAAATGCCTAGGTATGATTTCAAATGTGACTACTGTGACGGTAGTGTCGTAGAGTTGCACTTAGCATTTGATGCAACAGAAAAACCCGTCTGCGACCGTTGTGGTTATGACATGACAAAGGTGATGACACCACCATCGGTTCACTTTAAAGGAGGAGGTTGGGGTGGCTCGTAAGAAGAAACAGAAACTTCCTGTCTTTGCAGTTATTGAAATGCCAAAGTGGAAAGCAAAGATATTAGATGTAGTTACAAGCATCCTGTTCCCAGGAGAGAAGTATTTTGTTCTTACTATTCAAGAGACTGACTTTATGACTGACGGAAAGAAATATACAGATTTAGAAACGGGGATTGAAATTGAGTTATAAATTAGAAACCCTGCCCCCTTTACACCGTCATTGGTTATTAAGAAACTCAAATATACCTAGCCGTTTTTTAGGGGTTGAGTTCTCTGACCTCAATACAAAATGCCCTGTTGAGGTGGACGATTGGCTAAGCGATGCTTTGTCTGGAACCGTCATCAAGCAGGTGGGTGGATTAGGACTGACAGGAGTCGGTCTCCTGCTTGATGGCGGACCAGGGCTTGGTAAAACAACTATGGCGGTCATATCTGCGATGGAGTTCGTCCGTCGTTTACCTAGCGATGATATTGAATCTCGAAAAATACTTAAGTACAGCAAGACAGATGACTATGGAATGCTTTCTCGTCCTATCTACTACTTAACATACCCAGAGTTTTTATCTTTGAAGAAATCTAACTTTGATGCAGAACCTGATGAAAAACGCGAAGTATCTCGTATCATAGAAGGGCTTCACGGAAGGGCTAAAGAAGATTGGCTCAATGTTCGTCTACTAATTCTTGACGATTTAGGTAAAGAATACGGAAGCAAATATGACGACTCATCATTTGATGAGATTTTACGCAGTCGATACGACCGTGCACTGCCTACAATAGTGACTACCAATGTTATGCTAGAAAACTGGGGAACCCAGTACAGCAAAGCAATGGAAAGTTTTGGTAACGAAGCATTCCAAAGAGTTCGCTTAGTAAATCAAGACTTACGGAGGGCTAGAGCATGAAAGGCTCACAATTGGACGCATGGCGTACTGTTCAGATATTTATTTCTCCAACAGGTGTACACGAAGTTCAACTTCGCCCTGATAGCGATGAACCACGCTGTAATTGTGCTTCATATAAAATTAGAAACTCTTGCAAACATACAAAGTTTATTCAGGCTCGTATGGCAGAAAATGATGGGCACTATGCCATCCTTGTTCCAGAAAATGTTCCAGAAGAACTTGCCGAAGCAGCAAATGCAGACCCTGTTAAATTTAGAGAGTTTGTACTAAAGTATGCACGAGTTGAAATCTTGTGAAAAACGGAGATATATCTAACGAGACATCTCCTCGAATAATTGTTTTGGCTGAAGTAGTTGTAAATCGAAAAGAAGAAACTCAGAAAAAGTTATTCAAAAGTAAAACTGTTTTTACAATAGGGGAATTAAATCAACTAGAGTTAATTAGATTGTGGTCGTTAACAACTAAATATGGTTTGTCTACTGAGTTAGCAGGAATTGAGTCAGAGGGTTGGACGCAAGAAATGCTCGACAAAGTTATGGATATACTTGACCGACGTGGGGGTAATCCCTTTAACTACGCACAGATATACAGCACACCGCAAGAACTTGTAGGAGACCTACCGTATCGGGTCAACTTACGAGGAGTAATAGACATACCAAGTCGAATAGCCTTGTATGGGTCACACGGAGTAGAACTACAGAACTTATAAGTCGCATAAGGTGGAAAAAGGTGGCAAAAGGTGGCAGCAGATAACGAACATCGACTGGTTAGCAAGGTAATACGAGACAGAGATATTCTCCCTGTATTACAACGTGGCTTAACAGTTGACTGGCTTTTAGATGACGACAATGTTGCTGTCTGGAAGTTTGTTTTAAAACACTACAGCGAGTATGCAGAAGTGCCTACTGCTGTAACAGTTAAAGACCACTATCCCACCTACAAAATTTTAGACGTACAAGACACTCTAGAGTTCCTTGTTGACCAAGCCGTTTCTTTTCGTCGCAGACTTTTAATCAGGCAGGGTCTACAAAGTTCTGTTGACAAACTAACTAGCAACGACCACGAAGGTGCGTTGGTTGCTATGGAGTCAACAATTACACGAGTTAATACCTCTGGTGTAACTGGTACAAACGAACTTGATTTAACAAAAGATGCTGCTGCTAGATTTGCTGAGTATCAAGCCTTAGCAAGTCACACTATGTTAGGAGTTCCCACAGGCTTCGATGTCATCGACGAAGCAACTGCGGGTCTACAGGGCGGACAATTAGTTACGGTAATTGCCCCTCCAAAAACAGGAAAATCACAAATAGCACTTGCCATGGCTATCCACACACATAGCAATGGCAATGTTCCAATGTTCCAGTCATTTGAAATGACAAACCGTGAACAACAACAGCGTCACGACTCTATTCGTGCCAATGTGTCTCATGCTCGTTTACGGCGAGGAAAACTCTTTGCGGATGAAGAGCAACGTTATATTGAGATGTTGCAAGACATGGACTCAATGAACGATTCCTTTCATTTAGTTGATGCGGTTAATGGTTTAACGGTTGCCTCCTTATCCGCGACCATTACCAAACTCAAACCAAGCATTGTATTTGTTGATGGTGTTTATCTCATGATGGATGAATTGACTGGCGAGATGAATACCCCTCAAGCAATTACCAACGTGACTCGTTCGTTAAAACGACTAGCACAAAGGCATGACATTCCTGTGGTTGTTACTACTCAAACTCTGTTATGGAAAATGCGTGGAGGAAAGGTAACCGCAGACTCTATTGGTTACTCCTCTTCTTTCTTCCAAGATTCAGATGTAATTTTAGGTTTAGAGCCTGTTCCTGATTATGAAGACCTACGTAACTTAAAAATTGTGGCTAGTCGTAACTGTGCCCCAAGAGAGGTAGTTCTGACGTGGAACTGGGAGACGGGTTGTTTCCATGAAGAAATAAAGATGTCTAGTTGTGCAATATGTAAACGCGGAATTTTGCCGTGACTTTAGATATTCCTGCACTCCTAGCAAAACTGTACGTAGACGTTGTGAGAGAACGAGGCGATGAGATTCTTTGCCATTGTCCTTTACACGTGCAGAATACTGGCAAAGAAGATAGCAACCCTTCCTTCTGGATAAATAAAGACACAGGGGCCAACCTTTGTTTTTCATGTGGTTGGAAGGGGAGCATCTTCTCTTTAGTTGGAAACATCCGTGAGTTTTTTGATGAGAACAACGTTATAGATTATGACCAAGTTAAAACGTGGCTTGCAAATACCAATGAAATATCTGTAGAAGAACTAAGTAAGCGTTTAAAATCTTCTAAAGACTACGTTTCTTTGCCTCCTCCAATACCTATGTCAGAGGCACGCCTTGCTTTGTTTATTGAACCGCCACAGTGGGCATTAGATGCTAGAGAAGTTACAGCAGAAGCCTGTCGTAAACATCAAGTTCTTTGGAAAGAAAAAGACTCGCAATGGATTCTCCCTTTACGAGACCCCTACACTTTTGAGTTGTTAGGGTGGCAAGAAAAGTCTCAAAAACCTGTTTTAGAACGGTGCGATGAGCCTTTGCAGTATGGTCTTGGAAAGAAGTTTATGAATAGACCTCCAGGGTTAAAGAAGTCGACTACTTTCTTTGGCGTTCAACACATGATAAAAGAGCAGGTAATTGTTGTTGAGTCTCCACTAGATGTTGTAAAACTAGACAGTTTAAATATTCCAGGGGCTGTTGCTGTGTTGGGGGCTATGGTTAGTGCTCCACAAATCAAACTACTACGCAGGTCAGAAATAGTCATTTCTGCTTTTGATAATCCTTCTTTTGACCCTTCTGGAAAAAAAGCCTCTGAGCAGATGCTAGAGATAGCCCGTAAGTATGGTTTTGAATTGAAGTTCTTTAACTACCGTGACCCACATGCAAAAGACATTGGCGATATGTCTGAAGAAGATATTAGGTTTGGGATTGAAAAAGCAAAAGACATGATTTTTGGAGAGAAGGCTTTCTTTGTTTAAGGGAACTTTAAAACCATATCAGGTAGAAGCCGTAGACGAAATGGTACTTAAGCAAAGGCTTTTAGTCGCTTATGAAATGGGTCTTGGAAAAACGTGTATGACAATTGCTGCCATGGAAAGGTTGCGAGGACGAGAACCTGTTCTAATTATTGCTTTAGCAAGCCTTAAGTATCAATGGGCAAGTGAAATCTCTAAGTTCTCCGATGCAACCTCTATTGTTATTGATGGCTCTAAGTCCACACGAACCCTGCAATACGCAGATGCTGGTCATTTTGACTACGTAATTACTAACTACGAATCAATCGTTAATGACTGGGAGTTGTTGCGTCATTTAACTTTTAGCGGAATTGTGTGTGACGAAGCCACTGCCATAAAAGGGTTTAGGTCTAAAAGAACAAAGAAAGTAAAAGAACTATCCAGTGCAGTTCCTATTCGGTTTGCTTTGACTGGCACTCCAATTCAAAACGGAAAACCAGAAGAGTTGTATAGCATTATGCAGTTTGTTCAACCAGGACTACTTGGAAGATTTGATTTGTTTGACAAGACCTTTATTGTGCGTAATAACTTTGGCG